GGTGTGCGTACCGACTGGAACAAAACCCTCGATATGCGCGTCTATGTCGGCGAACAGGCCAATCAGGGACTGCTCAATCAGAACCTTCCCGGCGTGGTCAATCAGGTTGCAGCCAATGGTGCGACTAGCGGTACTCCTGGATGGGCAACCAAGACTCCCCTCGACATTGTGAATGACTTCCAAGTGGCCCCGTACACTGTTTGGGCTGCTTCTGGCTATGCTCTGGACGCCGTGCCGAATCGTTTCCTGGTCCCCGCAAGCAAGTGGCAGTATCTCTTGCAGCCCATGACTCTTCCCACGACCGGCGCATCCGGCGGAGCGGCTACCACCGTGCCTGCCTTTGCAAACGTCTTGGAGTACATCAAGGCGAATTACTGGGGTATCTCAATCAACGGCAAGACGCCAGAGATTATCCCGCTTCCTTACTGGGCGGAGAACATCGGTGGCGCGGCGCATACCGGCAGCACACAGTTGACCTGCTACAAGTTCGACGATGATTTCGTGAACTTCGGTATTTTGCAGGACATTCAGCGCATGGGCGGTCCTCTCAGCCTCCAGGATGGGGCATTCGTGGCCACCTACATCGCCAACACGGGCATTGTGAAGCTCTATCGGCCCACAACCATCATGTATCAGTGGGGAATCTAACTCGCGGCCTCCTCCGGCGAAGCAAACCATGGGCAAGGTGACAACCAAAGTTGCCTTGCCCGATTTTTTAGGAGTCACAAATGTCAGCCTTCCCAACTCAAGGAATCGAACTGTTCTATCAGGTAATCTATGGCGGTTACGGATATAACGGCTGCGGTGATTGGGGCGCTGGTGGTTATGACGGCTGTCTATGCGGAACATATCTTGGCCTAGCTTCTGGCCTTCCGCAGACTGGTAACCCTCCCTATTATGTGAATAACTTGCTGGCGCTCTATCCCAAGTTCTTCGGCGCTCCCACGCTCGTAACAGGCATTGCGGACGGCACTACTGGAGTCATCACCAGCGTGGATTCTACCGCTGGCACGTTGCCGGGTCAGCTTGTTACCGCGTCAACAATACTTCCGTCAAGTGTCATTTTGTCCGTTGGAACCAACTCAGTTACCTTGTCGAGTGTTCCCAATCAAGCGGGCGCAATCACTATGCAGGTTTATGAAACTCCGCCTATCGCGCTTGCCGTCATTCAACTGTATCTCAATCTGGCCTATGCCTCACTTATGCAGTCGCGCTGGCGTGAACAATGGCAGTTAGGGATGGCGCTCTATATCGCGCATTATCTGACGTTGTGGGAGCAGACTGAGGGGAATCCGCAGACCACGCCAAACCAGATCGTAGCGAACAGCCTACAGGCGGGGATCACGGTATCTCAGAGCGCGGATGGCGTGAGCCAAGGGTTGCAGGTGCTCGCGAAGTTGGAGAATTGGGGAACGTGGACACTTACTCAGTACGGGGTCCAACTGGCAACTATGGCGCGGCTGCACACGGGGCCAATTTACGTAAAAGGATAGGTCATGGGATTTGACATTAGCTACAGTTCAAGCGGCCCCGGCATGGATGGCATCATGCGCGGTATCGACGCGCTGAATGGGGCTGATGCGCTGGTAGGGATTCCAGAGGGCGATGACCGCAAAGCTGGACTATTGGAACGCGCCTCAATGCTTAAACTGACAAAATCCGGTAAGGTCACAAAGCTGGCGCAAAAGCTAATAGATGCGGCGAAAAGTCCAATCAGCAATGCAGAGTTGCTTTTCCTTTTCACGAATGGAAGTCCGTTGCGCGGTACGCCGGGGCGCGTTGTGATTGAGGCGGCAATTGAGGCCGAACCAACTAAATACCTGATTGCTAAGGAAATGTCAGCGGCGGCGACGGCAGCTCTCGACGGTGATGAGAAAGGCATGATGCACCATTTAGACCGCGCCGGTACGATTGCAGAGTCAGCATCGAAGCGGTGGTTTACCGATCCTCGAAACGGATGGGAGCCAAATGCGCCTTCTACGATTCGGGCCAAAGGGAGCGAGACGCCTGGTATTTCTACCGGACAAATGCGAAGGGCTATCACCCACATTGTTGAAGCGGGCGGCGCGGTTCATACGGGGAATGGCCCAGAACTTGAAGCGGGCGATGATATTTCTTTTGGTACGCGGGCCGAGGAAGAAGTAGAAGATGCAGGCGAGGAATTAGCTGAAATTTTGGAGGTAGTCTAATGCCGACTATCTCGCTCACTCGCGTAGCTAATAGCCCTAGTTTCGCGCAGGATTATATCGTCAATCGCTCAACAGGAACATTTCAGCAGGGCGGATATGTGTTTACACCAGTTCCGATTCCCTTCTACGGAATTATTCAGCCAGCCTCAAATCAGGATTTATTGCAGATTGCCGAAGGCGACCGGGTGACGGGGATGATTGCCTTTATTTCTGAGAAGCCGATGTATCGCACGCGGGTGGAGGGCAGCACGTCCGGCATCGGCGACACGATCACATGGAGAAGTCAAGACTACCGCGTCGTTGCCGTATTGCCATGGTTGGATTTTGGTTTCAGCAAGGCGTTGGCAGCGAGGTTGAGCGGTGAGTAGCTACCCGGTCCCCAATGTCGGTACGATGACCAGCACGGGCCTTACCGCGCAGCAAATGGCTATCATCTGGCAGAACATCCTCCTACAGTGCCTTGGAATCTCTCCCAGTGGCCCCACAGACGCTTCGGCGTACTCGCAGGTGCGAATAGACTGGCCTACGCCTGGACAGCCCGCCTGGGCCATAACGCAGGATGTGGCGTTCATTCGGGCAATCGAGACACCGGACGATTACAACACAGCCCATGAGGTACAGCCCGTTGTGGAGTTTAGTCAGACTTTCCCTGAGAATACGATCTACACCCGCGTCTGGCAGATAGACTTAATCTTCTATGGGCCGAACAGCTTTGACCATTCCAGACAGGTAAAAGACTGCATTTTCCAAGATTTCGTGCGTGATATTCTGGAGGCGTCGAATCTGTATCCTGAAACCGTTGTTGGAACATCGCGGCGCACTCCGGAACTCTTCCAGAATCAGTGGTGGGAGCGTAGCGGATTTTCAATCAGATTGAACGAACAAGTCACCGATTCACTGACTAAACAGGCCATACGGAGCGTTGAAGTTGCGCTCCAAAGTGAGGCGGGTATAATCAGTGATGTAGTGGTTGGACTTTAGGAGCTAGAACATGGCGACACAGCCTCTTCCTCTTTCGATTCTTGCTGATGTGACGGTTTCCGTCACCCCGGATGGCGTAGCAGTTCCGGCGTTCAACCAGTGGCTTGTCGTCGGAAATTCCGGGCGGCTTCCCTCCTATGGCGCGAACTCGCGTTGCGTCTTGATTCCCGGCGCTGACTGGCAAACGGCGATGGTCGGACTGGGGTATCAGACTACTGATCCTGAATACATCGGCATGGAGCAGTATTTTGCTCAAGATGCATCTCCAGTGACTCCTCCAGAGTACGCTTGGGTTGGTTGCCAAGACCCGTCCGCAATCCAGACCATTCAGGTTGATTCGGGGTTCGGCGGAACCGGATGGGCTGCAAATGACCAATTCCTTATCGCTCAAGGCGGAGCATCATACGGATATGGGCAAGTGCTCACCGAGACAGGTGGAGTGGTCCAGACCGTTGCTATCATTCCTGGAAAGCAAGGCACGGCCTACACGGTAGCCAATGGGCTGACCTGTACGGCAGTCCTACCGAGCGTTGGAGTGGGATTGAAGGTCAACGTCACCGCGATAGGTGAGACGCCCCTACAGGCCGTGACGTCCTGCCGAGTCAAACAACCGAACTGGTATTTGGTAACTTGCCTCACGGCGACCGATTCCGACAATATAGCGATCACAGAATACGCTCAGAGCGTCCAGCCGGCCATGCAGAACTTCTACCAGACCTCTAGCGTATCAGCATTGTTTGGGCTTGCCGGGAACATCTTTACCGTTCTCAAGACGGGCAACTATAACCGTGGGCATGGCCTATACGCAACGACCCAAGGCGGATCGGCGCTTCTGAACGCATATCAGGCGTGCGCTCTGGCAGGCGTGGCAATGGGCCTCAATACCGGACTCGCAAACAGCAACTTCTCTCTGGCGGCAAAAACGCTTGTAGGGCAGACTCCGGTGAATGACGGGCCTGATACGAATACAGGCGCTCCGCTCACGTTCACTCAGATCAATACCTTCGCCGGAACGCCTGGGATTGGGTTTGGAAATAACGGCAATAGCTACAACGATTACGCGGCCAGTTATTCGTTCTACTATCAGGGCGTGAACGCGAATGGGCTGAGCTTTACAACCATCCTCGGCCTCGATATGCTGGCGGCTGATTGCCAGATTTCGATTCTGAATGTGCTCCAGTCTCTTCCCTCAATCCCACAGACGGATCCTGGGCAGGCTCTCGTGTTGAATGCAGTACGCGGAGCGTGCGCGAGGTCAGCCAATCGCGGATTCATTGCGGCTGGAACGTGGAATGGTAAGACGATTCCCACGCCTCCCGGTACAGGGTTAACGCCGGGTACAGCGTTGACTACGGGTTACTGGGTGGCTTCTCCATCGTTCTCTACTCAGTCTCCTTCCGACAGAGCACTATTCAAGTCCATGCCGGTCTATGTGGCCGTAGTCTTGGCCGGAACACAGCAGAGCTTCTTAATCGCAGTGAACGTGCAACAGTGAGGTGATGTATGGCATTCGGAACAACGACTTATTCAGGCATGGGCGTAACCGGGGCTATCAATTCCCCGTATGCCGGACCATTCATTCTCGCTGGAGCTTTTCTTGGCCGTGGGAAAGTCACCGTCACGATGGAGCATGAATGGACGGAGAACGATATTGCTGTCGATGGCGCAGTGATGGTTTCTGCAAGTATTGGGTTTCAGGGAATGGTTGAGATTGAATGCCAGCAGACGTCTTCGCTGAACTCATACCTCAAGGCCGCTCAGAATTCCCATCAAACAGCACTTGCCAATATGGACCCTAGCAACTGGGCCGCAATCTCTCTTGAATTGCAGAACCTCACTACAAACGATATGAGCGTTTGCACGGGAGTTTCGTTCACCAAGAAACCGCCATTGCCGATGGGTCCAAAAGGTGAGTACATCCGCTGGACTCTCCGTGCTGCTAACATTGCCAACCTGTAAGGGGTAACATGGATCACAAAGACGTTCAAATCGGTGAATCTTCCTACCGCATAGGTCGCATGAAGGCGGCAGATGGTAGCTGGATTGCTACGATATTCGCAAAGCGGTATCGGGAATACAGAGAGGCAAATCCGTTTCCTGAACCCGATCCGAATGCTGAACCTACGACTCCTGTTCCTGCGGAACTCGGATATATGCTTTCGGCCCAGTTCCTAGCTGAGCAACTATCGAGAACCGAGTACGCGGAAATGCAAACGCTCTGCCTTTCGGTATGTGGGCGTTACAGCAACAAAACAGGTTCTCCAATTTCTCTTCCGATCTTACTTCCGAATGGTGCATGGGCAATACCAGAACTTGAGTACGATGGGCCAACAATTCTGCAACTGACAAAGGAGACATTGGCATTCAATATCGCCCCTTTTTTTCCAGGATCCGGGTCAGTAGGGAAGACTCCGGCGAAGGATTCGAATCAACCGAGTTCCCAAACCTAGACCCGTTTCTGTGGCGTCCCGTGCTGGCTGGAGTTTGGACGCATCGGGATATTGTTGAAGGTGTATTCACATTTCAGGATTTGTGCGAGGCGCATGAATATCTTGACGTGAAGGAAAAGAACGAGGCCGACTTCCGCGCATGGAGAGCGGCAAAGGAGGCGATCTGATGGCCGATGTAATCAAATCTTATCTCGTCTCCATATCTGCTCACGTCGATAAGCAATCCTTTGACAAATTCACCCAAGCAATGACCGGGGCGGAGAAAACTGTCTCCTCTTCCGTAGGGGGAATCCTCGGAAAGTTCCTTGCGTTTCAAGTGGCTGGAACGACCGCCTTCGCTACCGTGGGCTTTGGTCTTATTGGTTACATAGACAAGCTGGCAATGTTAGACCGAAAGACGCAAATCCTCGCACAGCAGAACATGATGAGCGTGCAGCAGTACCGCTCAGTGTCTTTGGCTTTAGATGCGATGGGCTTGTCTCTTGAGGACGTGTTCTTTGGGACGCGGGAGATTCAAGACCAGTTCCAGGGTTTAATTCAGGACCAGAAGCAGTTGGCTTTGATGCTCGGCCCTGGGTACGAAGAGTCTATGAAGCAAATAAGAGGCGTGATTTATCAACTCCAACGCCTTGAGGTAAAGGGAGAATACTTCGGCATGAAGTTTGCCGAGGACTTGCTTGCTAAATTGGGATTCGGGCAGGGCGGTATTGAGATGCAGTTGTCGCGTCTCAATGAATGGGTAATGCAGAATATGCCGCGCTGGTCAGATGAATTGACTAATGATTTCATCCCTGCGCTCGGCCAGATGTGGGACATTCTCAAGAAAACAGGGAGTCTATTCCTTGACCTGTCGGTTGACTTCGACAACTTCGTGGGAACGCTTTCAGGCGATACGAACATTGATACCAAAACCGCATCCTTCGATAGCTTCGCGCTATCTATTGAGCACGTTGTTTATTGGCTTGGAGAAGCTATTAAACTCATGCTCGGACTTGAGGCGGTTGGTGTTCATTCCGTAGGCTCAATATGGGACTTAGGCAAGGCGTTCTTGCATCCTGCCGGTGCTGGTAACTCACC